ATTTATGACTCTCTTTACGAAGCCTTGGTTCCTGGTTCTATTCCTGCTGCTGTCCTTGTTCTCGCTAAGTATCAGTACCAGGCAGCGTTCGTAGCAGACCAAGAGATCAATATGCTCGCTTGTCTAACTGAAATTATGGTGGAGTGTGAGTTCAAATGACAACCGATTGGCGATACACTGAGGAACGGATGCAACTTCGACAAGATGCATTCTTAAAACTTAAGCATCATTTCAATATAGATGAAATTCAACTTTTGTATGAGTTTTGTCATCTTTGGGTTAGTCAAGGAAACACTTCTACAAATAATATTGAATCTGAGTATCAAAATTTTGTAAAACTTAATGGGATGTAAAAATGAATGTTAAACTGATGCGTATGTGGTCTGGCGAAGATGTCGTTGCAGACCTGATTGAAGAAAAAGAAGACTCTGTAGTCATCTGTAATCCTATCGTTGCCGTTCCTGCTGGTAACGGTCAAATGGGATTTGCTCCCTGGTCTCCTCTCTTGAAAGGTAAAGGTGAGGAATTGGAAGTGACTAAAAAGTACATTGTGTATATTACAGATACACAAGACCAGATTGAAGAACAATATCAAAGTATGTTCTCAGTCATTCAGGCACCTAGTAAAAAATTAGTACTATGAAAACAAAACTAAGAGCACAAGTTAAGTCTAGGTTCTATTATTACTTCTGGGCATTTATGGCACTAACAGTATTCTTCGGACAACTTTATGTCGGATATGGATACCGTCTGATGCACGGAAGTATGCTTGACCTGATGAATAAGGTTGATGGAGTTCTTCTACATAAAGATGATACTCCCTATGGAGATTTGCTGTGAGTCTTCTCAAAATTGATACTAAAAATTTAGTTGAACCAAGAGTAAAAACCACACCTCAAAATGTTCAAGAGGCAAATGAAGCACTGTTCCGTGCTAAAATGACTCTACCTGCTGCTGCAAAACATTGTGGTATGACCCATAAGGAAATGAAGTTGACCTTCTGGGAATTTTTGAAGTATAACAAACCTGATTATGAAATCTCTGAAAACACCACTGAGGTACCCAGGGGGTAAATCCCGTGCTTGTACCAAACTAGATACTTATATTCCAGACCTTCGTGAATATAAGGAATATCGTGAACCATTTCTTGGTGGTGGTAGTGTAGCAATCCACATTACTAAGAAGTATCCACACTTGCAGGTTTGGGTCAACGACTTGTACGAACCTCTGGTGAACTTCTGGAAGACCCTACAAGATGATGGATATGCTCTTTATAAACGACTTCAAGAACTAAAGTCTCGCTATCCTGATGAAGGTTCTGCAAAGGGATTATTTTTAGAAGCAAAGGAACTTGTAAATGATGATTCCATTTCCCCTCTATATCGCGCTTGTGCTTTCTACGTTATTAACAAGTGCTCTTTTTCTGGTCTCACTGAGTCCTCATCCTTTAGTAGGCAAGCGTCTGTCTCCAACTTCTCAATGCGAGGAATTGAGAAACTACAAGGATATTCTCAAATAATCAAAGATTGGAAAATCACTAACGGTAGATATCAACAACTTCTTAGTGATGATAAGTCAGTCTTTACTTATCTTGATCCACCATACGATATTAATTCTAATCTGTATGGTAAGAAAGGTGATATGCATAAATTATTTGACCACGATGGTTTTGCCACTATCTGTGATAGATTTGTTGGACCACAACTCATATCTTATAATTCATCTCAACTTATCAAAGACCGATTCAAAGACTATGAAGTTGGTGAGTTTGACTTGACTTATACTATGCGCTCCGTTGGGGAGTACATGAGAGAACAAAAAGAACGCAAGGAACTTTTACTTTTTAATTATGGAATTGAAGGATTGGTTGAACAGTATCAATCAGACGAAAGAGAATCTGATTGACGAAGATCCGTCACTTGAAAAAGAATACCCTCCTTATATTATCAATCGCTGTTTCTCGGGACATCTTGATGCGATTATGTTTGCTAATGAAATGAATCAGCATCATTTTCTCCCAAAGAAACTTCAATATGATTTTTATCTAAATAGTCTGAGGAAAAAGAAGAGATTTTCTCCCTGGCTCCGACAAGATAAGGTCAAAGATCTTGATTATGTCAAACAATACTATGGTTATAGTAATGAGAAGGCAAAGCAAGTTTTGAAGATTCTTACAGAAGAACAACTTAATTTTATTAAAGCGAAATTTGAAACTGGAGGAAAACGATGAGTGTCGTTCAAGAACCCGAAGTGAAGTGGGCACCTGAACAAATGGTTGAAGTGGTTCTGAACGAACCTGATGACTTTTTGAAAGTGCGTGAAACTTTGACTCGTATCGGTGTAGCATCAAGGAAAGAGAAAAAAATCTATCAGTCTTGTCACATCCTGCACAAGCAAGGCAGATATTATCTCGTTCATTTCAAAGAACTATTTGCGTTAGATGGAAAGCACGCAAATCTCACAGTTAACGATGTCCAGCGTCGTAACCGTATCGCTCAATTGCTTGCTGATTGGGGTCTTATTGGTATTGTAGATGTCACTAAGATTCAAGATATCGCTCCGCTTAATCAGATTAAAGTACTTGCTTATAAAGACAAGCAAGACTGGATTCTTGAAACTAAGTACAATATTGGAGCGAAGAAGAAAAAGATGGAAGTATCTGAATGAAATTGAAAAGTCTGGGTAAAGTCTTTGAACTTGACCCAGAAAACAACTTTGTTTATGAAAAAAATAAAAACTTATCTAGAGTATTGGTTGATTTTATCAACATTATTCTAGATTGTTTTACTGTGAATTATAATATTGATGTTCATTCAATATATTTGAGAGGTTCTTGTTTAGATAGAGATGTTGTTGATAAAGATACTCTTGATATTGATTTAAATATTATTCATGAGGATGAATCTGTAAATTCAAAAATGTGGTTGAGAGAAGATTATCATCCTCAAATAATGAAGAGAATGGAAGAACTTCATGGATTTTCAGTTTTTCCAGATATTGATATAAAACATAAGAAAGAATTTCTCAGTACAATTGATATTAGATTCTACTCTATGAAGATATGGGGAGAAGAGGATCTTTCGTTAACGAAAGTGAGTTATAATGAAATCATTGCAGATTTGAATGATTCGTATGATAGTCAATTCAAATATCTTATTTTAAAATTAAATCGGGAAAAGGAAGATTATAATTACAAATCGATAAGAGCTTGTATAAAAGTTTTTTATAGAAATTTTGGTGCAAGGGTTTTAGTTGAAAATGGTAAGTTAAGTAGAAGTGTATATCAGTGTCACAAGGCATTGATAGAAAAGTATCCAAGATATTCTAAAGGACTTAATAATATTTTGGATTTATTTTTAAATGTTGAAAGTTACTCAAAGCAACAGATACTAGATGCCATTGATGAAATGCAAGTAGTGATTGAGTGTCTGTACTATAAAAAATCTTCTCCTTATATTGTGAAAGTATATTATGCAGATAAATAAGAAAAGGCAAAGGATCTTCCTTTTTTAATGAGCAGAATATTAAGACACGTTGGTAGAAACGATTTTAAGAAGACTCGTCAAAGACAAATTGATGAGAAGAAAGAATTTGCTGCTAAAAAATTGATGGAAGAACAGATATTGGAGCAACGTAAATCGGATTGGAGAAGTGAGTTGGGTAATCCGAACTCCTGATTTTTAAAAGTGTGTTATAAATATGTGTGATTGCCTTCGGGGATCACACAATACAAACTCGCTTTTATAGGAGCTAACAATGGTAAACATTACGAAATATCGTGCAGCCGACTTATCTGCGCTAGTAGACCGTATAAATAAGTACAGTATTGGTATGGACGATTACTTTGAGCGTCTTGGTAGCTTGCATGAGACGACCAGTAATTATCCTCCATACAATCTAGTTCAAGTAAGCAATGTAGAATACCGCTTAGAACTAGCACTAGCAGGATTTAAAAAGGAAGAAATCAATGTCTACACACAAGACGGTAAACTCTTCGTTGAGGGACGAAGAGAAGATGGAGAATCTGGAACAGAATATCTCCATAGAGGAGTGGCTCAAAGATCTTTCACTAGAACATGGACCCTCAGTGACGAGACGGAAGTTAGATCAGTTAGCTTTGAGGATGGGCTTCTAACTGTTGATTTAGGGAAAATTGTCCCAGAGCATCACCAGAGGAAGGATTATCTATAAATCCTGACTGATTTCTGCTGCGGTTGATACAGAAGTGTATCATAGTGATACAGTATAATATAGATAGTTATGTACAAATAGGAGGACGACTTATGAACTTAACAGCCGCCACTCTTTTAATTGGGACCACAATGACTCTTTTTAGCAGTTGGACCCTCGGCAGTGTACTACCCTAATGGTCCACCCGCAGCAGAAATTTTCCTAACAACTCCATAAATAAAACTGAATATCGTCGCCGCAGGGGGGCAACTGGCAAAATCCAGTTG